GGGATTGTATAACGACTTTGAGTTGAAAAATTCCCCCAGTCTCAGGAGTCGGGCGGGGGCTGACTCGGGGACAATCAAACTCGATATGGTTAAACCCAAACTAATTAAAAATAAATTCAAAAAAGTTAACACAAAACCAAATAAATATGTTATACTATAGGTATCTTAGGAAAGGATGGTTATACACCATGAATAAAGACTTGTACATTGAACTGTTGGAAAAGAAAGTTTCTGATTTGGAAACTGCTCTTGTTACTGTTTCTGATAAGCTGATTGAAACAGAACAGGTAAAAAAGAAAGTTCAGAGTGACCATAATGAATTGTATGGTAAATACTGCAATATGAAGGGTCATTATGATAATGCTTTGGAAACCACACAAATCATTGTTGATAAGGTTAATGAATGTGAGTCAAATCTTTGGTTAAGAAAGGTTGAATCTGAAAGAGATTCCATGAGTGAAGAACTTAAGAAAACCTATCTTGATGAATGGGCAAGCGTTTATAGACTTAAAAGAGATATTGAAGAATATTATGAATCTAAGGTGGGTTAAATCCCACCTTAATTTATAGAAAGTGAGGAGTTCAAAACAATGACAGCTATTGAATTAGTAAAAAGTTTTAAAGGTTGTGACAAATACTATTTATGCAATGACTGCCCGATTAAAGATGAAAGAAAGAAAACTGATTTAGATTGTTGCGATTTTATGATAGAGGTATCAAAGGAAGCTTTTGAAGAACTTGAAACCAACTCAAAACTACAAGAACAATATGTAACCAAGCTTGAAAGCGATAACGAAAAATTACGCAAGATAGCTAATATATTATGCGATACTATCAGCCAGCTTATAGGGTGATGAAAATATGACTAAGTTTTTTATGATAAAATACCGTTATAATAATGAATCTCGTATTACCTGTACAATTTTTAGCGGTGATACTGCGGATGCAGTTATTAAAGAATTTAAAAGAAGAAACCCCACATATACAATTATAGATATTATAGAGGTATAACATGATTAAAGTTTGTAAAACAGATAAATATGAAATTATTCTATTTTTTGAAACAATAGAACATTCTACAGGTTTTAATAAGAAAGAATTAAACGCAATATTAGAAAGGGACGGGAAAGACGGTTTGTTGTATTATATAAAGAATACCATTGGAGATTACGTTTTAGATTTAATTGAACATGAACTAAAACTAATTGATAAAGATATATTAGAATTATTGGAGAAGACAAATGAACACATGGTTATCTAACTTCAGTGAATACAAGGGGCTATTAAACCCCTTGTGTATCACATGTATTAAAAGTGGATTTTGCAAAGATGCAAATAAATATTTGAATTCATTGCATGAAGAAACATTACATTTTTGTTGGGGTATTGGATATATGAAGGAGGATGGAAATGAAACCAAGGGCAGAACTTGAAAAAGAATATTTTGCATTAGCTAGAAGAGCTGACGCAAGATTACGGAAAATAGAAGAGGTATCACACAGACCAGAATACCAAGGTATTAAAGAATTTGCTTACCAAGCAGCAATTGACGATATCCAGAAACGGTTTGGAAGAAAAGGACAGAAACGGTTTGGAACTGGTAAAAGTGCATTACCAAAAACAAGCCGTAAACTTCAAGCGAAAATAAATGCCATAAATAAATTCCTTGAATCCCCTTCCAGTACTGCAACTGGTGTAAGGGGAATATATAAGGAAAGAGCCGAATTTTTCAATAAACATTATGGCACAAACTTTAACTGGAAGAGCCTTGCAAAATTATTTGAAAATGATAGATTTGATAAACTACAGGAAATAATACAAGGCTCTGGTGAGACATTAAATATTGTTGGAGTGATCCAGCGGAATAAGCGCAAAATAAAACAGGCAATTAAAAAAGCTGATACCAGAACTATTGACTTGGTAGATGAATATGGAAATCCGGTAGATGCTATTACTTTGAAAGATGTTCAAGACGTTTTAAACGATGAAGACGGAAAGGAAATTATAAAGGCACTTCTTTCATGAACAGACAACAAATAAAACGGAAAAGAGAAAAGGAACTTGAAAAGGTTTCTTACAGTCTTACATACTGGGAAGACTTTGATTTTTCCATACTGCAAAACATTATGTATAGATTCCCGGCTGGTAACCGTAAGGATAAAAAATCTATAAATGAGATTATCATAATGTTGGATACAGAGACTTCCAAACTTTACCCTAACAAATATGAGACATTGAAAAGCGGGCAGAAAAAAATAATCCCGGTATCTAATATTGTTGTAGCTTGGTCAATTGCATTACGTGCATATGGGAAAAACATAGTGACTCTATACGGAAGGAAACCCAGCGACATTACAAAATGTCTGCATGATATTCATTTTAATATGGAAGGAGATAATACATTTGTTTTTGTGCATAATCTGGCTTATGACTGGGTATTTATTCGGAAGTTTCTTTTACTGGATTTTGGAATTCCGAAAGGACAGTTAAACACCAAACCACACTACCCGTTAACCATTACATTTTCCAATGGAATCATTTTAAGAGACAGTCTTATACTTGCACAAAGAAGCATTGCAAAATGGGGGGAAGATTTAAACGTAGAACACAAAAAAGCAATTGGAGCATGGGATTATAATTTAATCCGTACCCAGACCACACAATTAAATGATAATGAACTGTTATATATACAGAATGATGTTTTGTGCGGTGTGGAATGTATTGACGCCTTAATGAAACAACTAGGAAAGAACATAATATCCCTTCCCTATACCGCTACCGGGATACCAAGGGAACAGGTACGGAAACGAGCAAAGGAAAATAACGGACATGAAAAATTTCTTAAAATATGCCCTGACTATGAAACCCACAAGAAACTGGAACAATGTTACCATGGTGGTTTTACACATGGAAACCGGCATTTTATTAATACTACTATGGAAGATGTACAGGGTTTTGATTTTGCATCCAGTTACCCTTACTGTATGTTATCCGAAAAATTCCCCATGCAGAAATTTAAACCGTTTAAAAACCTTCAAGTAGATGAAGTTCTGGCAATGTCTGAAAAGTATGCATTTATTGTAAAGCTGGTAGCGTTGAACGTATGCATTAAAGATGACTTTTTACCAATGCCACCATTGCAATTTTCCAAATGCATTAGAACCATTAACCCGGTATTAGATAATGGAAGGATACTAAGTGCAAGCTTAGTGGAAATCTACTTAACGGAAACCGATTTAAAGGTTATAGCTGAAAACTACAATTGGACTAAAGCAATTTGTCTTGATGTGGAATACAGTTTCAAACAGTACCTTCCAAGATGGTTTACCGATTATATTTATCAATGTTTTGTTAATAAGACAAAGCTGAAGGGGGGTGACCCGGTAGCCTATGCCCTGTCCAAATCTATCATCAATGCGTTGTATGGAATGACAGTACAGAAGCCTGTTAAGGAAAATCTCATAGAAGACTACTTAACAGGAAATTATGATGTAGAAGAAAACTTTGATGAAGAAACCGAATATTACAAGTATAAGGAAAAAATAAGAACTGTCTTACCTTATCAATGGGGGGTATGGGTTACTTAGGCTTCTTATGCTTTTAGAAATCTATTTGAGTTGGGAAAGTGTGTTAATAATGATATGGATAATGATAGCGGTGGTTTGTGGCTTTATTCCGATACTGATAGTTGTTATGGTATACAATGGGATATTGAAAAGATTAATCAGTATAATCAGAGATGTATTGAAAAGCTGAAAAATCGTGGTTATGACGGTGTTAGCCATAACGGAAAGATGTATTACCTTGGAGTTGCGGAAACGGAAGGGGATAAAGATATTTATACTGAATTTCGCTACCAAGGGGCAAAACGTTATTGCGGAAGGCAAAAAGCTGATGGACTGCTGCATATAACAGTAGCGGGTGTACCTAAAAAGACAGGAGCAAAATGCCTAAAAGATGATATTGAAAACTTTTCCCCCGGTATGATTTTCAAAGGTACACAAACAGGAAAGACAACACATTATTTTGTATGGAAGGACAGTATTGAAATCATTAATGGAAATGAAGTTGGTGACAGTCTGGATTTATGCCCATGTGACTACCTTCTTTCATCCGTTAACTGTCCTTCATGGGAAGAATTAACAGAAGAGGTACTATTTAATTATGAAGTCGATAAAGTATTATAATGTAGGTGAAGATATGGAAATGTTTCCAGATGCGTGGATGATCGTTGCGTGGTCAAAGCGTGGTGCTGGTAAAACCTATGGGGCGTTGTGGTACGCACTGGAACATAAAAAGACAGTCTTATACATCAAACGTACAATGGATGATGTGGACTTACTTATGAGCGGTGATGAATTTGGTGCGGATATGTCACCTTATGCACCTATCAACAGAGATAAACACACCAATATTCATCCTGTAAGGTTGCGCCCCGGGTTTGGTGCATTTTATCACTTTGAAGATAATGAGCCTATAGGAAAACCGGTTTGTTACGTATTCTCATTATCCGCAGTACACAAGTTTAAAGGTTTTGATATGTCTGACTGTGATTATATGATTTTTGATGAATTCATACCGCAGTTATCAGAACGAAGAAATGTCAATGAAGGAAATCTATTATTGGATTTATATATGACCTGTTCCAGAGACAGAGTATTAAGAGATAAGGAAGATTTAATACTGATGCTATTTGCTAATGCTACCGAGATAGCATCCCCAATAACCAATAGTTTCAATTTGACTGATGAAATAGCAGATATGACATTCCGAAAAGAAGAATACCGCTATTCTGAAGAAAGGGGGATTTTACTACATTTCCTGTTACCAGAGAAGTATGCATACAAGAAGGGTAAACAATCGAAGATAGAAAAAGCCATGAAAGATACTAAATGGGGTCGTATGGCTTTTGAAGGTGAATTTGCCTATAACGATTTTTCCAACGTAAACAATGTCAATATGAAACATATGCGCCCGATTGTTTCACTGTCTTATAACCAGAACTTTTACTATATCTATCTTAACCAGCATACCCAACAATTTTTCATGTGTTCCGTAAAAAGCGGACAGTTTCGAAAACACTATGATTTAGATACTGATAATGGTTATAAATCCTTCTATCGTGATTATATATTCCAGTTGCAAGAAAAAACTATAAATGGTATAATGAGTTATGAAAGGTATACTATGTATGACTTGATTATGAACTATAAGAAGTACTTCAAATTCTAAGGAAAGGGGTTGTAGTGTAATGCCAAAGTTAGGACATGAACTTATCAATGATGCTTCTGTAGTTTGTGATATGCGCTATACATATAATTTACCTTGTAAGGACTGTATTTACAAAGGAAAGATTTGTGATGCGGTCAAACATAAGTTTTCAATCAATAAGCCTTATGAATTAATGGATAAGGAAGAAACAAAAGAAAGGTTTGGTTTTTATTATGATTAACAAGAAAAACGAAAACAAGAAATCCCTGAAGGCACTTGAAAAGATTGAAGTAACCAAGGTTACTTATGTTGCCCCTGACCCGTCTAAAACTAGAATTCTGTTCAATGCTATCCTTGATGACCGTTTTGGTGTTAACTCTATGGCATATGTGGAAATTGTGAAGGACGGTAAGGAAATGCACTTTATCAGCGTACCCAGCGAGAAAGGAAGGGATGGAAGATACTACAATAAGTTTTCTGTCTTCATTCCCGATGCTCTGGTGGAATCTGTAAGAGAACAGATTGAAAAGATGTTGGAGGAGTAAACAAAATGGACATGGCTACATTGAATGAAGTAGTCAAAGCTATTTCAAGTGTGGGTTTCCCAATTGTAATGTGCGGTGTGTTGTTCTGGTATATCTACAAAGTAGAAAGTAAGCTTACCGATGCTATCAATAACTTGACCATTGCCATTGCTAAGATTGAAACCGTACTTGGAACAAAAGAGGATGATTTTAAATAATCATCCTCATTTTAATAAGGGGTGATCTTATGAGTTATAAAGGAATAGACATTTCCGAGCACAACGGAACTATTGATTTTGACAAAGTTGCAAAGTCTGTTGATTTTGCCATTATCCGTATTGGATATGGTGTAACATACACACCTAATCAGAAGGATAAGTTTTTTGAGAGAAATTATAATGGATTGCATGGGAAAATCCCCATTGGTATCTATTATTATTCCTATGCTAAAAATATCGGTGATGGAATAAAAGAAGCGGAAAACTGTCTTAAGTATCTTGCTGGAAGAAAAATTGATCTTCCTATTTTCTATGATGTAGAAGACAATTCCATGAATCATATTAATGAGGTAACAAGGGAATTTGTGCAGACCATCCGAAATGCTGGGTATAAAACAGGAATCTATACATATAAATATTGGCTGGAATCTGGGAAAGTTGACCATCGGCAGTTTAATGACTGTATAAAGTGGTGGGCTGCTTATGGTAAAAATAATGGCATCATATCCTGTTCCTGTCCGTCTGCTGCGGATATCTGGCAGTATACCAGCAAAGGAACTGTACCCGGTATTAGTGGCAATGTGGATATGAATACTACTGAAATCAAGTTTAAAAAGGAAGGTGAAGAAGTGAAACATTACTACGATGAAGCATGGCAAAAAGCTAAAGATAGGGACATCATTGAATCCAGCAAGCCAGAAGAACCCGTAAACAAAGCATGGATTATATTTATACTGTATAAACTGGGGGTTATTAAATAATGGAAATACGTGTAGGAAGCTTTTCTAAAGAAATCAATTCCACAAAACGAATTGACGTTTCCAGCGGTACAACACAGGGATTTACCAATATTGAAGTACAGTTAAAAGAACCATCTTCAATACTTTCCCCTGTTATCAGAATTGAAGATTCTGTATATAATCCTTCATGGAACTATTGCTATATTTATATATGGAATAGATTTTACTTTTTACATGATGCTACAATTGTACCCGGTGGTATCTGGGAAGTACAGCTTGCAGTTGATGTATTAGCATCTTGGAAAGATGAAATTCTTACAAGTACTGCATATGTTTCCAGAAGTGCCAGCAATTACAGTAATTTCATTGCTGATAGCACATGGACACACGACAGTAACATAGTACAGTCTACACAGGAAATTGATATTGGTTTAAATATCGAAATTGGTGGCGTTTTTCTTCTTTTCCTCGCTGGAACTGCTCCGGCCGGCGTTGGTGCTATTCCTAGTCAAAGTGTTTTCGTATTGAATTCAATTGAGATTTACCGCCTAGTTGACTATATGTTTTCTAACAATTTCTATTCTGCTATTACTTCAGGTGTTACTGATCCCGATATGGTAGCAATGAGTAAATTAAACTTCAATCCATTTCAGTATGTTACAAAATGTATGTGGTTGCCGTTTAATAAAGATGATATACCTGGTACAAACACGCACATGCGTTTTGGTTGGTGGAATAGTGATTTGGAAGGTAAGCTACTTACCTATTTTAATGATAATATAACTTTCAATTTCACACTTGGAAGTTATAACAGTTGGAAAGATAGGGCTGGCGACTGGACGAAAAATGAAATTTATGTTCCGGGATTCCCGGCAATGACTTTACCCAGTGACGTACAGGGAAAGACCCTTACAGGCAATATATACTTAGACTATGCAACAGGAGAAGCTGATTTGTTTTTGTTATCTGGGAATGATTTAATCCAGACCGCTACAGGTAAATTAGGGGCGGAAGTACAACTTTCTTCCCTCTATAAAGACTATGTACAAAACTTTTCAAGTCTGGGCGGTATTGTCAGTACAGGCATAAAAGCAGCTTCAAAACTCGGTTTCAGTATTGGTAAAGGAATTGGTAATCTGGTACAGTCTGCTGATTTTAGGCAAGACCCCATTGGAGCATTGGTTAACAGTGTTAGGGGCGGTAGTGTTGAAAGTGTTGTTAATGGTGTTCAAACTGCTATTTCACCTTCCATGTCTACACTTGGTAGTAATGGCAGCCGTGCTACCATATTTAGAGAACCAAAAGTAATTATTACTACTTCAACCTATGACCGTTACTCAGATAACCATGATAGACTTGGTGGAATGTGTTGTAAGATTTTGCAGTTGTCTACTTTAAGTGGATACACAGAAGTAATTAACCCTAAAGTTGATGCACCATGTACCAGCGGTGAATCTACCATGATTAACAGTTTTCTGTCCGGTGGATTCTATATTGAATAATTTGACATATTCTTAAATCAATGATATTTTGTAATTGATGATTGTCGTGCAGTTTCATAGTATGTCTCTTTTCCGTCTGGAAGACCTCATGCCGTTATGGTGTGGGGTCTTCTGTATTTTGACAATAATTACATAATGTATTATAATGATAACAAGGGGGCATAGTGCGCTGGGTCAGCCTTAACAGGTGTGCGCCGGATTGACCATCCATAAGCCCCCATTTATTTCAAGACCTAATTTAAATGAAAGTAGTGATTGTATATGTCTATTTGGTCAGATACCCTTGCACTTGCAAAAGCTGGATACAAAGCCAGCGAAATTAAAGAACTGCTAAGAGAAAAAGAAGATGAAGAAAAAGAAGAAAAGGAAGAAAAAGAAGAAAAGGAAGAAAAAGAAGAAAAGGAAGAAAAAGAAAACGGAAACAAAGAAACCGAAACAGATTCCCATAATGAAGTAGCGGAAGATAAACACGAAAAAGTGACCGACTGGGAATCTAAGTATAAAGAAACGGAAACCAAACTTAAAAAACTTCAAGAAGAAATTAGTAAAGAAGATATCAGCAAGAATGATGACAACAAAACTGTTGAAGAAAAAGCTAATGAGATTCTTGCCGGTATTATAGGAGGAAAATAAAATGCCTAGAACTCTTACCCCTGTAGATGCTCACGCACTTATGAACGCGCTTGTCAAACAAGCGACCGGGCAGCAGAACATTACTGTAGTTGATACAAGCTCTTTTGTTAGTGCTGGTGAAACTGTACTTGCTACAGGTGTTGAAAATACTCTTAATGCGCTTTCCATGGTCATTGGTAGAACGTTTATGGCGGTACGCCCGTATGATGCAAAACTCCGTCTTATCAATGCATTGAATACAGATGCTTACACTACCAGAATGAGAAAAATCAGTGTATATAGTAAGGATGCATTGCCCTCTGGTGACCTTAACACCAATCTTTATACAAACCTTTATAATGGTATTGGTGATATTAAGACTACTACCCCAGTTGAAAATGTTGGTAGTATGTGGGAACAGAATAAACCTGTCGTACTGGAAATGAATTTTGGTGGTCGCTCTGCGTGGGATGATTCCCTTACTGTTTATGAGGACCAGTTGAAAGTTGCTTTTCGTGGCGAAAATGAATTTAATGTACTTGTCTCTGGTATTATGACCGCTAAGGAAAATGATATTGAATCCCAGAAGGAAGCATTTAATAGAGCGGTTGTACTGAACCAGATCGCTGGCAGAATTGCACTGGAAGGTACTCTTATTAATGGTGGCTCAGTAAACCTTACCAAAGCCTTCAATGATAAGTTTGGTACTAGCTATACTTCCGCCCAGCTAAGAACAACTTATCTTACAGACTTTCTTGCCTTCCTTACTTCCACCATTAAACAGTATAGCAAGAAACTTGAGATTCCTAATGTTAATCATCATTGGAATCCGTCTAAAACTGTTGATGGTACAACCTATACTTCTCTTGTTCGTCATACTCCGAGAAGTAAGCAGAAACTTTTCCTGTATGAGCCTATCTTAATTGATAGTGAAGCACAGGTATTTTCTCAGGTATTTAATCCGCGGTACCTTAATGTGGAAAATTATGAAGGTGTTATGTATTGGCAGTCTGAAGGTGTTGGCATTGATAATGCCGGTATTAACGTTACTCCGGCTATTCCTACCGCTAATGGCACTCAGACCACGGGCGACAATGTAACGAAAGATTATATTGTTGGTATCCTGTTTGATGAAGATGCTATGATTGTTGATTATCAGCTTGAAGATGCTAAAACTACACCTGTTAATGCAAGGCATTCCTATTATAACATCTGGTGGCATTTCTGGAAGAATATGATTAATGACTTTACCGAAAATGCTATTGTCTTCTACATGGAAGACGAATAATATATCTTCCTTTGTTTTAGGGGTATCCTAATTTCATAGGATATCCCTTTTAAATAAAAGCTGGTATAGTTTAACGGTAAAACAATTAACTTGTAATTAATTGATGAAAGTTCGACTCTTTCTACCAGCCCCAGAATTTTAAAAGGGGGTAAATTATGTATCATCCGATCATAGACCGACTAAAACAAATCGTTTCTCTGCTGGGAAATATTGAGCCAGGTGGGGGTACGATAACGGACGGGATTGTATTTAAGTCTAGAGATGCAAACGGCAGAGCAACGGATATTGATTTTTACGGTACTGTTGTACAACCTCAGCAGTTTTATAATTACTCCAAAACTAATGGCGCATGGATTAATCTTGAAACAATAACATATAAAAATGCTGTAACAGAAATAAAGAATAGTGGATTTCGTTGTTGTGGTGCTTTGTCCTCATTGCCGGAAACAATTGTAATAATTAATGGAAATGGGTGTGAACAAACCGGAGTGGTTACGCTATCATTACCAAATCTGACCACATTACAAGGAGGTTCTACCTTTTCAACTTGTAACAGTTTGCAGTCTTTTGTTGCACCAAAAATTAGTTTAATAACAGGAAACTATAATTTTACCTCTTGTACTGCTTTGCAAAATGTTCAGTTTGGCTCACTTGGATATAGTCTAACAAGTATTCCAAATAATACATTCAATCAAGTAAGACAGACAGGACTTACAATAACAGTATATTCAACTGGAAATTATGTCGATACTCTTGTATCAAATATCCGTAACGGGGCGACTAATGCAACTATCATAATCAAAGCAGCCGAAAACACTACATACAACAATGTCAGCTATAACGCTGGCGATGTTATCGTTACCAGTGAGGTGATACCATGATAATTCATTGTAAAAACACATATGGTGATGGAACGGCGGAATACATCGACTATGATGTACTTGATCCGGAGCCGGAAGACGAAGAAGCAGAGGTTTCCGACTATGTGGAAGCTCTTCAGGATTTGGGGGTAGATGTATGAAAAAGTCTAAACTCAAAGAGGCGGTATCTGTCACTAAGTCAGATACAAAAGAAGCATTGCAGACAGTTATTGATGCACTGAATAAAGGACAGAAAAAGAAGCTGTACGGCATTGATGCCATTAAAACCTTACTTGATAGATATGGGGTGATTATAGAATGATTCATGTGATTATTGATTTACTTGACAGAATTATTGAAATATTGGAAGCTATGCAGCCTAATGGGTAAGGGGTGAATTAATTGTATTTCCCTTTGAACTATGAAAAAATTAATATTGGTGCTGGAACGTATAACCCCTCACCTGTTAAGGCATATAATAATATTACCTTTAATTATTGGTATCGGTGGTTGTTTCAGAGAGCTACAAGTGTTTTTGATTTTACCATACCAGATACTTGGCAAGGTAAAAGGAAAGATTTCTTTTTGTGGTGTTTGTTTAAGTATGGTTATCTGATGATAACCGAACTAGATAGAAACGGGATGATTTTTCAGCCTTGTACTCTTGCCGGGTATGATATGTATTACCAGCCTACAAGAGCTATATGCGCTAATCCGGCTTTTAAGAAAACACTTGATTTGAAAATCGGTAAAGAATGTGAGCTATTAAAGCTAACCCCGGATTATTTCGGTATTGTTGATATTGTTGCATATTATGCCGAAAAACTGTCAACGCTTGACGGCGCTATTAATATGTCGCTCATCAATAATAAGTTTGCTTTTCTGCTGGTAGCTAAGAATAAACCCATGGCAGAAGCATTAAAGAAAGTCATGGATAAAATTAATGCTGGTGAGCCTACTATCATTACTGATAGGAAAGTGTTTAATGATAAAATGGATGGTGAAGAGCCATGGCAGTTTCTCGAAAGACCAAACCTTAAACAGTCTTATATTACTACTGACCAGCTAGCAGACTTTAATACTATCCTTAATAACTTTGATGCGGAAATCGGTATTCCGACCATCCCATACCAGAAAAAGGAACGCATGGTAACCAGCGAAGCGGAAAGCCGTATTTTGGATAGTAGTGCAAAATCCGTTGTATGGTATGAATGTCTGACATCTTCTATTGATACTATTCATGAATTGTACCCGGATTTGAAACTTGACGTTAGAATGAGATATTCTGAAAACGTCATAGAAGATGGGGGTATTGATAATGAGTAATGCTAAACTTTCAGTTCTTGGTTTATATAACTGGGGACAGTATCAGCAAAGGGATTTATTTGAAAACATGATATTGCCTTCTGGTGTGGATCGTGAGACTTTGATAGATACTATTCTGGAACAGTGTGCAGAGTTTGAAGTGATTTATTCCAACTTTGATTATTTGCAGTATAGTATTGGTACATGGTCAAAACGATGGAACAGAACATTTACCAAATGGTATGAAGCATTACAGATTGAATATAATCCCATAGAAAACTATGACAGAATTGAAGACTGGAATGAAGCTGGTAAAGGTAATGCATCAAGCAGTGATTCGGCTTCCAGCACTTCGGATAACTTTGTAACTGCTTATAATAGTGATACATTGCATCAGGAATCGCAAAATAAATCTTCTGCAAGCGGTAGTCAAACAACAAAAAGTGAAGATGAAAATGAAAGACATGGAAGAATTCACGGTAATATTGGTGTTACTACTTCCCAGCAGATGCTACAAAGCGAGTTGGAATTAGCTGAATTTAATCTAATCCAGCAGATAACTGATATATTTAAACAGGAATTTTGTATTCTTGTCTATTAAGGGGGTTAATATGGCTTTTTGGAATAAATACCCGTATACAGATTTTCATGAATTAAATCTTGATTGGGTACTGGGTAAAATAAACGAATTCAATGATAAAATTATTGAAATCTATAAAAAGTGGGAAGACTGGGTTTTGGATATCACACCACTTGTAAAAGATACCGTTAATATTTGGCTGGATACTCACCCGGAAGCTACTACAACGGTACAGGATGAAAGCATTACACCTATTAAAATCAATCGTGAATTATGGGATAGACTTAATGCAGATACCAAAGATGTTATTGTTGAAGAACTTACCAATGGTGTAACCGTTGAATATGGTCTTACAGATTCAGATTTTTATACTGTATTTACACTTCCTAGAAATAAATTTGGACTTTCCCTGTCACCTGTAAAAGAAGACCCAAATGAAAGCGGAACTATTAAAGAGTACGTTATTAAAAACAGACCTTTTATGGCTTGTAATATTACGAATGTTGGAAACTTCATTTATAATGGAAGATTGTACGGTGAAAATGTAATACAGGGTGTGCATGGTTCTCTGTATGCGTTGAAAGATGATAGTGAAGTGTTTGACATTTTTGAATCCGGTACGGATTTATCAAGCCTTCTTTCACTGGGTTATACAAAAGTAATTGGTGGCTGGAATTGCTTGCGTGAAAATGGGGTTAATAAAACCATTGACTGGGACTATGGTACTTATAAAAACCCGAATCCCAGACAAACCCTTGCATGGGATAGTGAAAATTTCTATCTTTATACCTCTTATTCCAGATTTTCTATTTATGGAAGTGATACCACTACAAATATTTATGGAAAGACTATGGCTGAAATTCTATCATTCGGTGTTGCCCGTGGTTGGGATACTATTTGCGCTTTAGATGGTGGCGGAAGTAACTATGTTGCAAGTGGTCAGCCTTTTAAAGAACTGTCCATTAACGTCAATAATGGTTACTGGCGTGACTGTCACATGTGCGTTACTTTCAATTTAAAGGAAGGTGTTTAAATGGCTATTTTTGATACTAATCTGGAAAATGCTTTAGGTATTATCAATTCACTAAAACAGGAAAAACCAGTTTTTTATGGTTTTAATATTGTTAATAATGAAAATGCATTAGTACAGAGCGGAACAGGTTATAGAACAATGGCGGTAGTTGATAGCGCCATTGGTAGTAGTGGTAACACTTTACCAGCCGGTGATTTAATAAAACGTGAAGCAAATTCAATGTCTTTTATTGTACCTTCATTTTTTAAATCAATATTTATTATTGCAGCATTAAACATTGAATCCGGTACATCTAATACGTATAACAGAATTATGTTGGACTATGGCGCCGGATCTTCGCGTGAAATCGCAAGGGCTGCACAAACTAATGTTGACCGCAGACACCAAAACTTGCTTATTGGTTCTTATGGTGGTATCACTCCATACAGTGACGAAACAAGAGAAATAAAAATTAGAATTGAAACTTATGGAGAACAAAGATATTTTGGAGCTAATGTTCTTATCGGTTGTGTAATCTAACTCAAACTAGTTTAACTCAATATGAATAACTTGTCCCCTGGTCCCTATGTCGGTTCGCGCCCGACTCCTGAGACTGGGGGAATTTTTCAACTCAAAGTCGTTATACAATCCC